AGATCTTGAATGTCTAAAACTTGTAGATTGTGTTTCTTCTGCACCTGCTTGAGTATCGTGGTGATCCGTATGTATTACAAACATTGGTTTTCCGTGTGCAAAATCAACAAGTACCGGCATCACTTCTCCTTGTGCATCAGCTTTCTTAATTGAAAACTCCTTATCTCCGTATTGTATAACTTCAGCATCCACAACTTCAATACCTTGTTGTTCCAAATAGTTTTTCATTGCCAATGCCGTTGTAACACCATCTAAATCTTGGTGAAAGTATATTTTAGCCTTCTTGTATCTTTTTGCGATATTGTTAATATCTCTAATTCCAGATTCTTTAATTAATTTTCTCATATTATCCATAAACTACTTCACCCATTACACAAATTTGAAGAAAAACATCGGCGTCTCCAGCATCTGCCTGTTCCAACAAAATGTTTTCCCAAACTTCAGGGTAATCTCTTTTTATTATTGTTATTGTATCCAATATTTTATCCATATCAACATAACCAAGTTTTGTTTCTTCTAAATCCTCATTAAAAGATTTTTCATCTTCTACATCTCCTTGAATGTTATATTCTCCTTTTTCTTTATTCCATAATACTCTATCATATTCTTCAACATCGTAGAATACTATGTATCCACCTTTTAGGATATATTCACCTATCGCTTCTGATGTTGAGTCCCCGAATGATTTAATGTTGTCAGGTAAATCCATATGATACCAGTAGTTTGAACCCCCCTCAAGTGCTGTCACAAATAAGTCAATTATATCTTCTTTAGTTAGATTTCTATTCAATGCCTCATCTTGGTATCTTTTATACCTTATTGCAAAACCAATTCCTCCTGCACTTGTTAGATTCCAATTTATTCGTCCTTTCTTTCGTTCTTCAAAATTAAAGTTAGAAAGTTGTTCCTCAAGATTTTTTAATTTATTTATTTCTGGCTGGACTATTTGTTTTTTAATCACTTTTGTATTTTCAACATCTAGTTTATTCCAATCAAAGTCATTATACATTTTAACTCTTTTTCTTAGTTCCTTAACTTCTTTTTTTAAGCTCTCATAGTATTCCTTAACATCTTGTTCTGATTGTTCTTCAACTTGACGCATTTCATCCGCAGTTAAATCATACTGATTTAGTTCTTCACTTTCAGTTAAAGATGTTTTTTTTAATAATTCAAGTTGATTTTCTGTGATGATAATTTTCATATCATATAAATACTATACAAAACAAAAAACCCACTTATTAAAGTGGGAGTTCTTGTATTGTTTGTAAAGTTTTAAAGTATTCAACCCTTGTTTTTGCCACCTCACAATAATTTGGTGATAATTCTATACCTAACCATCTTCTTCCGAGTATTTCAGCAGCAACTAATGTTGTACCGCTACCAGCAAATGGGTCTAATATCACATCGTTTTTGTAGGACAATATCTTGATTGCTTTCGTTGGGATATCCATTGAAAACGTTGCCTTGGTGAGTGATTTAGTATCTGCAAAGTAATTCCACTGACCAAAAACAAGTTCCATAAACTCCTTCTTATCCGTTTCTTCATACACAACTTTCTTTTTTATGGTTCCATCCTCCTGTTCAATTTCAGTCGGCGTCCCTTTCCACTGAGGGTCTCCTTTAACCTTTTTAATGTGGTGTTTTTTGTATGCTAAAATAACACACATTCCGAAGAACCCAAATCCAATTTCTTTCATTATTTGCCACATCTCCGACACAAAGAAAATTCTTCCACCTTTTTTTTGTCTATTGATTTCATAAGGAATGTTAAGGGCAATTCGTCCATCGTCCTTTAATAGATTATATGCTTCGGTTAACCAATTCTTAGCAAATACCAAATATTCATCAAATGGTACATCGTCTTCGTGTACATCATAATCAATACCAACACCATAGGGTGGGCTAGTAACAATTAAGTCAACACTACCTTCTGGTAATGTTTTCATCACCTCAATACAATCCCCATTTAATATTTTTCCTGTTTCTATCATTTTTTCTCTAATGTATTAATGTGATGCACCAAATACCACAACGCCTTTTTAAGGTCTTGTAATTCTTTATCTTTTTCTTTTTTTCCAGCTCTTGAAATATACTTTACGGTATTTCCAAGTGAGAATCCAAGATTCCAAGCATCTATAACTTTAATTGCTTCATATGGGTTTGTTTCTCCACCATAATGGCTTGGGTGGTTAACCTGTTCTTTATTTTCCATAAACGCCCAAATCAATTAAATAACTCCTTACATTTTTCCCCAATTCAGTGTCATTCGGGTATTTTTTTACCAAATCAATAATGTGTTGTGGGTTTAAATTGACTTTTTTGTAGTCAATCTTAGTTGTAGGGTTTTTATAACCATACTCTTTTTCTTGTCTTAACTCGTTCAATCTGTATTTTAGTGTATTCTCCATAATTTTTTACTTAAAAATAAAAATTTACATAGATATTGTCAAATTTCTTTTGCGTTCATCATTGCATTTTTTAATGTTTCGGGTAGTGGGTTGTCTACCTTATTTTCTTTACCATCTAAATATTCTTGTACTACATCAACACCAACTTGTGGTTCAACATTATTTTTAGAACCATTCATTAAATCACCCATTTCATAGTCATCATCATTTCTATACTCACTTAACAATTCATCGTTTGGAATAACACCAGTGAATTTGTCTCTATGCTTACTTCCATCTCCATCAAAGTTCATTTTTAATTTTATCTTATAAATGGCATCTGCGTTTTTAATTGTTTCCATAATTTGGTAAACAATTTTATATGGGTCAGCATTTGAACCAGGTCGTCTATCTTCCAAATAACCTGTCCATTTATCAGCTGTTGATTGTGGAACTCTAATCGATGCCCCTCTATCTGAAATGCCCCAACTGAACTTATCAATTGATTGTGTTTCATATTCACCTGTTAATCTCAAATCATTTTGTGAACCATAGTTTTTAATATTTTCATAATGTCTTGACTCAAAACTTGAAAAGATTGATTTGAAATACTCTTCTCTTTCCCATAGTGTCATATAGTTTTCACCTTCCCTCATTGTTTCTGTTGAGAAGTTTGTGTGAAGTCCTGAACCGTTCCATTCTCCCTGTTGTAATGGTTTTGGGTGTAGTGTAATTTCGTAACCATACTCTTCTGAAATTTTATAAAGGAAATATCTTGACATCCATAAGTCATCCCCTCCTTTTAGTTTCCCTTTTGAGAATACCTGGTACTCCCACTGTCCAAGAGCCACTTCAGCATTTGTTCCAGTAATATCAATACCATATTCCAAACACATATCTGTATGTTTTTCAACAAACTTTCTACCAACTACGTTACTACCAACACCACAATAGTACTTACCTTGCGGTTCTACAAATCTTCTATCGTGACCTAAAATACCTTCACCAAATCCTCTTTGGATAAAATACTCTTGTTCAAAACCTAACCATAAATCTTCTTGTTCATCATTCAATAAACTTCTTGTGTTTGTTTTGTGTGGTGTTCCATCAGGATTCAATACTTCACATAAAATATAAACCGTATGAAGTTCAACGGGAAAAACCGTTGACATATACATTCTAACAGGTTTGAGTAACCTATCTGAATCACCCGTTTCAGCCTGTTTTGTTGATGAACCGTCAAAGTTCCACATTGGTAATTTACTTACTCCTATCGCCAAGGCGTTTTTAATTGATTCGTAATCAACAATCTTTACTTTACTTCTCAAATTTGGTTCGGGTTGATAACCATCAAGCCAAACGTACTCCAACCTAATTTTCATTTTTGTTTTCATTTATATATTTTATAATTTCTTCTTCAGATTTCCCTTGTGTATATAAATCAAACACGTTTTTTGAAAAATCATCGGTAGTAAATATTGCATCAGCATTTAGGTATCTAATAATGTTATGTACATTATTTATTATTCCTTCTTTTTTTAAAAATCTTTTATTGAATCCCATTTGTTTGAAAACATAATAAATCATAATTTATTAGTCAAACTTTTGTTTTTAATTATTTTGGATTGAACCATATAATTCATTATTTTTCTTTTGGCTATTGGGAGTAATGTTTCTTTTAATGGAAATGCGTTATTATGGTTAACTTTAAAAAGTATAAGGTTAGTATGAACCTCTTCTTCTTGTAAATTTTTTATCAGCGGATTTTTGACTTGTTTTATTTTTGTTTCAAAATCTTTTTTGTCACATTCTGCAACTTTTTTTATGTGACATTTTGTTTCAATAACCCCTCTTTTTATTGGTTTTATAATAAATTCATAAAGAAGTGTTTTGTCGTTATATTCCAAATAAAAAAGTCCTTGTTTTTGTTCTATGTTTTTTCTGTTTTGAATTGGGTTGATTGAAACTGTGTCATTAACTATTTCCCAAATTGCCTTCGCATGATTAAAACAGTCAGTTAATTTAGAAGAAGCATATTCAGATATTTTATATATTTCATATAAATCTTCTCCATTCAATTCTTGTAACTGATTAGCATTTAAATCTGATAATAAAATTTCATCATCACAATCCTTTAAAACTCTGTTTAATGTGAGATATTGTTTTTTTTCAACTAATAAATTAATATTTGCTAAATGAAGTGAAATCTCTTGAAATTGTGGGTACAGTTTAAAACTGTTTAAATTTTTTTCGATTTTTTGTAAATAATTTAACAAGACGTATTGTTTGTGTTCCAAATCTATCGGTTCTTGAAATAACCAGTCTGTTTTCATTTAAAATTTTATATAAAAAATAACATAAGAGAAATAATGTGTAAATAATTAATTATGTCTCATTACGTGATACCAAATACCATTAATTTTATATTCATCATCTTTTCCATCATATCCATTCAATATGTGCCCATAACCATCTGACCTTATTACATCTTCCACAACACCATCAACATCTATAAAATCAATTAGTGAATTATTATCAAAACCTCTTTCTTTTAAAATATCTAAAATATTATCTACATTATCATCAACCAAATTATCAATTGCAGATTCTATTTCATCTTCATCATAATCACCTTCAGGGTTCTCTTCAATATCTTCAATAATGTTTTTAGCACCTTCAATTTGTCTATTTATATTATCTTTATCATCTTGACTTAAAGACGTATCTGTTAGTTTTTTTTGTAGATTTGATATCTTTTGTCTAAATACGTTAATTGTCTTTTCTTGTTCATCGGTTAGTGTCTTTGAGACATTATAGTCTTCGGGTTCTTCTCTAACCAAATATTCATAATCATCACAAAGATATCCTCCTGCGGCATCATCATCAATATTATTTTCCCATACCCAAGAGCGGAATGCATCTAT